CTGTAATAGAAGAAGCTGTAATTTTTGAACCATGTAAACTTGCAATTTTTGCATCGTCTACTGCAAGATTCGCAATCTTCGCATTTGTAATGGCCGCATCTTGAATTTGTGCTGTACCTACCGCAAGATTGGCTATCTTTGCATTTGTTATTGCTGCGTTTTGAATCGCCGCATTTCCTACTGCCGCACTTGCGATTTTGGCACTTGTGATTGCACCATCAGCGATAGCCGCAGCACCAACCGCTAGGTTGGCAATTTTGGCGCTAGTGATAGCCGCATCTTGGATAGCTCCTGTGCCGACTGCCAAGCTCGCAATTTTTGCACTGGTGATAGACGCATCAGCGATTTTTGCGCTTGTAATTGCGCCGTCTGCGATAATTGCCGAGCCTGCTGTGATTGCACCGGCGGCAATTTTTTGCGCTGTGATTGCACCATCGACAATCAACTCGGAGCTAGCCTTACGGAGTACGGTGATCTTCGTCATATACCAGTTGCCGAAGTTAGAGAAAGCGCTGATCTGTGTCCAGACCCTAGCCTTCGTATATCCAGTTGGCACCGTGACCTCGCCGCTAATTTTCGTCCAAGAACCGACTGGCGTCGTCTGGCAAGCTAGTATCCACGTGTTGGTGCCGTCCTCTTTTTGGAAGTTGAGCCCTACGCCGAACTGTTGCGTGCTGTCTGGTGTTGCCACCCATGCCTCGATGTAAAATTTCTCTCCCTCACGTACCGGGAATAGCTTACCACAGTAGCCATCTCGGACTGTCTGTTTGCCGACATATGTTGTTGGCGCCCCCGCTGGCACTCCGGTCGTGTTGTTCTGCACGGCGGTTACGTTGGTCCACTCTTGGTTGCTACCGCCATCGAATACCGGGTTCACGCAGAGGTTGGTGAGGTCAGCCACTACTAGTTTATCTGTCGTAATCGTCTTAGCTCCGATGCGGTTTGCGTCGAGCGTACCAGTTGTAATCTTCCCGGCATCGACATTGGCAATTTTAGCATTCGTGATAGAGCCATCCGCGATATGTGCCGTTCCAATAGCCGCTGTGGCAATAGCCGCGCTTCCGACAGCCGCGTTGGCAATTTTGGCGCTAGTGATAGCCGCATCCTGGATTTGCGATGTGCCTACTGCCAAATTAGCGATTTTGGCATTCGTAATGGCGCCGTCCTGGATTGCGCCTGTACCGACAGCAAGGTTGGCGATTTTCGCGCTCACAATTGCGGCATCTTGGATTTGTGCAGTAGCGACCGCATTATCGGCGATTTTGGCGTTGGTTACTGCATCATCGGCTAGTTTAGTCGCATCAACAGCTAAGTTCGCCAACTTAGAGTTATCTACTGCACCGCTAGCAATCTTGCTGTTATCGACAGCCCCACTGGCGATTTTAGCCGCCGTGACAGCCAAGTCCGCTAGCTTCGTACTATCGACCGCATTCGACGCAATCTTGAGAGTCGTTATAGCCCCATCGATGATATCGTTCGATGCAATTTGAATCTTGTTCGCTGAACTTCTGTCCAGTTCAGTATTACCTACTGCGCCTGCAGCGATTTTCGCTTGTGTAATGGCATCGTCAACGATTTTTATCGTGTTAACAGCACCGTCAGCTATTTTTGGCGTAGTAATACTACCATCGGCTAGCTTTTGTGCCGTAACCGCTAAATCAGCTAATTTCGAATTATCAATAATGCCGTTTTGCAACTTCTGAGCACTGATCGATAGATCGGCTAATTTATTGTTATCGACAGCACCGTTAGCAATTTTGTCGTTGGTAACAGCTCCCGAAGCTAGTTTTTGCGCCGTAACAATAAGGTCGGCAAGATGTTGCGCGTTAATTGCGCCGAAAAGGATGTCGTCACTTACGATATGTGCGGTAGTAGCCGATACCTCTTGTGTAAACGCTCCGGGTTGTCCGTACGCATTCACCGCGCGTAAACGGTAGTACCATGTCTGATTGACATCTGCTTCATGAATAAAGCTGCTCTGTTTCCCCTTCCATATAAGGTTAGTGCTGCCTGGAGTGAACCCTGCTACCTGTGAACCGTACAATTCATAGTGGGATATTGTCTTTGAAGTATCGATATCCCAATTCAAGATGACCTTTTTAAAACTTCCGGTCGCTGTGAAATTCGCTGGAACGGCTGGGATAACCTCAGGTGTTTTCTGCTCCGCGTACTGCTGCGTGTATTGTTCCGCGTATTGCTTCGCATTTTGCTCCGCTGTATTCGCTTTTGTCGTAGCATCATCAGCTGCGACTTGGATCGCCTCTTGTTTGGCTGTTTCTGCTTTCTGTTGCGCTCCGGCCGGTGTTTCAGCGCCGATTTCCTCTGCCACCGTTGGACTTGCTTTTTTCCATTCGTTCGTTGTGAAGTCGTATGTCATCGGAACTTCTGGGTTTTTTGTGATGTCAATCCATATGGCATGTGTATCCTCCGGCGGCGTTGCACTCCGAATCACACGCGCGCTCGATGACCAAGCATTCTCGTTGCGGAACAATTTGGACTGAATTTTTGCAATGGCTGGATCCTTCACCACTTCTACTTCTCGATAGTTCCCTAGCACGAATGTATCCCGATCTTTTGCAGTATAGGAACGCTCGGTTTCCAGTACCCGCGCTTCAAGGTAGAGAGGCGGATTGAATTTTTCATCTTTGATCCGAACGGTCATCCCTTTTCGGATTTTCTCATGTTCGAGTCCGGCAATTCGCTCAAGTGCCACCGCTTGAACTTCATATTTGACGACGCTATTGATATAGTTTTTGAGTGCTTCCTGTGCTTTCTGCTTAAGAAGTTCCGGCGTGACTTTTTCATCCGATTCCGGTTGATATTGAAAAATTCCGTATAGATGCCGTCCGTCTGGTGACCATCGCTCTAACGCTTCACGGTCTTCCACATATTTCAATCCTGTGTTTACGCTTTCGATCGTGATATATTTTCCGTTTTCGTCTGCTGGACCGATCGCATATAGAGCTGTGTACACTTCTCCGCTATTTTCGATGCGCCGAATCCCGATGGTATCTTTCCCAAACGTAATCTCTTTCCCGTCAAATACGTCTTCTGTTAGGATAGCGTCTACATACCGACCGACAATCCTGTTTCCGTCAATTTCTACACGAAAACGAAGTTGAACATCGAATTCCGATGCAATTGTATTAAGAAAAGCTAATGCAGTTGTGTATTCCGTCGTTTTAATGGTCCGTGAACCAGCAAACTCTGTGATGCCGCGCTGCCATCTTGTCCCTTGCAATACATAGTCAAGCGCGGTGTTGATGGTTGCCCCTGTCAATTCGATCGGCTCAATGATTTTCGCTGTCCGCAATTCCATGTGCTCGCCTTCTGCATAGATACGCTTCACACGTTGCCCGCCTGAACTGTCTTGTTCAGTTTCCTCAATCGTAAACGGGATACAATAGCCATCGAGGTCACGAATCACAATTTTGTTTTTGACAGTAAGATATTCCGCTGCTGGATTTTTCCCGTCATCGATCGTTGTGAATTCATACGTATTATAGTTGTTTTCTTCTTTTTCAATGTGACGGTCATCCCAAAAGAGCGCTGGATAGCCATTTTTGTTTTCAAGCGTTGCGACAATTTGTTCAGTTTTTTTATCAAGGACGTGTATGATCATTTCCATCGCTCCCTAAAGGTCATTTGTATGGTTGCGACTCCTGACGGATTGACGGCTATTTCCGTTTGTCCTCGTTCAAGCGCAAAAAAATTAGCGCCGAAGTCTTTGGCGCTTAAAAAAGGTTTCCCGTTTTTGAAGATAGCATTTATGGCATGGTCTATCTCGATGACATCACCGGCTGTTGCGATATACGGGACTTCAAATGTTGTGTTTTGATTCACCTTCCACACTTTTACTTTGTCGATGAACTGCGTTGTTTCCGGATATGTTTCGCGAACGCCTAAATGTACAACAATTTGCGCGAGTTGATTGCTCCACTTTCCATCTACATCGCGAAACGTTTTTGTTAAACGTGCATAATGTCTTCCTGTATTGATGTCATATTTTCCAATGTAGGCTGTCCATAGATTGCCGATGCGGGACAACCGTAGTATGCCGTAAAAGTCATTCCAGACTCGGTTGTTCCCTGCATAGTTGATAATGGTTGTCCCTTGTGCATTATCTCCAATTCGCGCCTCCCCATAGTTTAAATGCGTATCCTTCATCCAATCTTTCATGGCCATTTTGCCGAGTGTCCGATTGTTCACATCTAATAGATAGAACTCCACCCGCCCTACTTGGTTCGGCGCGGTTGATCGCTGTGTCACCCACACTTCCACAATGAAATCTTGAATCGGAGTAGAAAGAGATCTTTTTATTGCTGGTCCATGCCAGCCGCTCCCGGTACCGTAGCTGCTTGCATAGAATTTCAACCCATCCGATGCCATCGTGCCGGTTGCTGTACCATCAATTTCTGTTGCGCCTCCCCATCCTACCGTAGATTGACAATCATCATCTATCATGACTTCCTCGCGCGGTACTGCGATTTCCTCAACTGTTACCGGTTTCCCAATCCGCATGTAATCAGATGGCGTAATGATGTCCAGGAAGGTGGTCGGTTGATTAAAAGCCACGGTAAACTTCGGATAGGTCGGCGCGCTGCCGTTGTTTTGAACAATGGCGGTCTGTTCATTCCCGTTATACGGGATGTCTACCGTTTTTTCCGGCCCATAGACATATGGGTCGGGACAAATGAATTTGATTGTTCCTTGACCGAATCCCACAATTTCCTCGAAATCAACCGTTTCATCCACAATGGCATAATAGGTTCTTTCAGGGTCATCATCAAATACGAGGGGTTTTGCTTCATCTGTTACTAACCACGCGGCAAGGTCTTCTTTCACACGTTGTAAATCGGTAAGATTCTCTCCTCTAATGAAAACCGGAACTTCTAATACACGAACGTCGGTTTCTGTGTTTTGTAGATAGCCGCCTGCTAATCCCGGAACTGTGAGAATATTTCGTTTCACGGGCGCCCATGGCGGCCGTTTTCTCCCTCGCAAGACTACTAAATAGTCCCGTCTCTCGTTGTTAAATGTAAAGCTAATCATGCAAAACTCCCCCTAAAGCGCAGCTGCCGGATAATTTCTTTTTCCTGTAGCTCTGTTACAAATCGATGTGTTCCGCGCGCTATTTCACGGCCATCTAATATGACAGGAGCTTCAATTTGAATAACTGCTGTTTGTTGAGGTCGCGAGTAACCATCCATTTCCCTCGCAATTAATCCGGCAATTCGCCGCGCATGTCTACCTTCAAACGGCACGATTGCTTCGCTTACGTCACCGAATCCCGCATTGCCGAAAATGACCGGTCTTTCAAACACACCACCGATTTTGTACCAGTCTACCGAAATCTTCGGAACTCTTGGCGGATTCAGGCTGAAACTACCGGACAGTTTGAAATGCGGGAGTTTGATTTTCGGCAAGCTAATTTTTAGACCGCTAAAGAAACTTTTGATTCTACCCACTTGTCCTTTGACAAAATCGACTGCTTTCTGAATCGGTGACATAATCGCGTTTTTAATCGCATTAAATCTCGATTGGGCAGACGATAGAATCTCACCGAATTTCCCTTTAAATTTACTAGCTAATTCCCCTACTTTACCAATTGCTTTGCCAACAAACCCATGAAGAACTCCGAAAATCTTGCCCATAAATCCTAGTTGAATTGCATTCCAAATGAATTGTACCGCACCGGAAAGTATCTTCTTGACACCTTCCCAAACGCCTTTCCAGTCACCAGTCAATAACGCGGAGAATGTCTTTATCACACCAAGAATGATTTTGACCGCGCCGGAAATGACGCCCTGAATGTTGCTCCACGCGCTCTTAATGATTCCGAGCACAAATGGCATCACAAATGAAATGATGGACTTAATGGCATTAAATACGTTGGTTGTCGCTTGTGCAATCTGTTGCCCGTTCTGTTGCCAAAACGCCTGTATCTCGCTGAATTTCTGAACAATAAAGTCACGAACCGCACCAATAGCAGACAAAACAACGTTTGAAATCGTATTAAACGCCGCCGTCACCGCGTTACGGAATGCTTCCGATTTATTCCAGGCTAAAGCAATAGCCGCGACCAATGCTGCGATCACGGCAACTACAGCCAACACCGGGGCGCTGATTGTACCAAACACCGCCGCTAACGCTCCGATTCCACTGGCCGCTGCCCCTACGATACCAAGTAACACTCCGATTGCTGTACCTATACCCGCGAGTACCGCTGCCACTGCCGCGATAGTCGCAATTGTTTTTTGAGCAGACGGAGAAAGATTGTTGAACCAATCGACCAGTTTTTGAATATACCCAGCCACCTTTTCGATCGCCGGAGCCAGCGCATTTCCGATCGTGATTTGTGCCGTTTCAAATGCTCCTTGCAACTCTTCAAGTGAGCCTTTCAAGTTGTCTTTCATTTTCTTTGCTGCTTCTTGTGATGCGCCCGCAGAGTTTTCCAGTGACTTGGTGTATTGCTCGATTTTCTGCGGCCCTGCTTCGATGAGCGTGAGGAATCCCGACGCCGCTTCTGTTCCTACCATCGCAGCGAGGTTAGCTAGTTTTTGAGATCGTGTTTGTCCTTCTAATGCTTCAGAAATATTGCGAATTAGGTTGGCCAAGCCGACAAAGTTTCCTTTGGAATCTTCTATTTTAATGCCGAGCTTCTCCATCATTTTCGATGTTTCTTCAGACGGTTTTAACAATTGAATGAGGCCGCCACGCAAGGTCGTTCCGGCCTGTTCGCCTTTAATACCGGCGTTCGACATGATCTCCGTAGCCGCCGCCAGCTCTTCAAGCGAAATACCTAAACTTTTTGCAATCGGCGCGGCGTACTTGAAGGTGTATTGCATATCCTGTACGCTCGCCGCCGAGTCATTTGCTGCCTGCGCGAGAATATCGGCGACCCTCGATGCCTCTGACGCTTTTAGGCTAAACGAATTAAGTGCAGCTGATACGGTATCGGCGACTAGTGCCATATCTTCACCAGACGCTTCTGCGGCCGAAATAATACCCGGCAATGCAGCGATGATCTCATTAGTCTTGTAGCCCATTGTTGCCATGATTTCTTGCGCCTGTGCGACTTCCGTTGCGGATTTTGAAGTTGATGCGCCAAGTTCCAGAGCCGCTTGTTCAAGTGCTTTTAATTCTTCCGCGTTTGCTCCCGAAATAGCTCCTACACGGTCAATTTGCGCCTCGAAATCCATTGATTTTTTGACCGCAAAACCAAGAGCTCCACCAATTGCTGTAGCCGCTGCACCCATCGACGTGACCATAGATTGTCCGACCGATTGCATCCGTTGTCCAACGTCGCGCAAGTTTTGTCCAACACGGTTCAGACTTTCTTGCAACCGACCCCATGTAGTTGTGTGTCTGGTGATAGCACCGTTCGTTTCTTCAAGGCGGCTTTGTAGAGTGCGGAGTTGTCCTTCTGTTTTTTCAATTTCACGTTGAAACGCTCTATATTGCCCTTCGCTGATTTCTCCGCGTTGGAATTGCTCATTGACTTGCTGCTGTACGCTTTTTAAGCGATTCAGCTTTTCGCTTGTGTTTTCAATTTGTTTTGCAAGTAATTGCTGCTTTTGAGCAAGTAACGTAGTGTTCGAAGGATCAAATTTTAAAAGGCGCTCGATTTGGCGAAGCTCCCCTTGGATCTCTTTGCCCTTTTTATTAACATCCTCCAGGGCTTTCCCCAGCTTCGTTGTGTCGCCCGAAATGACAACGTTTATGCCGCGCACCGTTTCGGCCATATTCTCACCACCTTTACGCAAAGAAGGCGTCTATATCCGCCTGCGTCGCCATTCTACGGCGCTGTTTTCGTTTCCCGGTTTCCATATCAATGTAAATATTAACGTATTTCAGCAAGTCATTGACCGTCAACTCGTTGATTTCATCAAAAGAAAGGCCGGCGCGTTTTCCGATCACTAGCAGTTCTAAATCGGGACGCTCCGGCGGTTCGTATACCTCGTCATCATTTTGCTGTTCGGCTTCCTCGACGAAAAAATCCGTCCGCCGCTTCATCCATGATCGCGGTCATGGTATTGGCATCCGAAAAATCTACGTACTCAAATTGAGCGAGCCATGATTCGAAATGCGGGAATGTTTTGCCTTTCCCTTCCGCCGCTTTGTTCATCGCCCATGCGATTTGCAAGAGGGCGACTGAATCGAGTGCAGACGGGTCATCCGCAATCGCCTGCATTTTCAACAGGTCACCGATTAAATCCGATTTAAACTCCTGACGATAATAAAGAAGGGCCAAAGGCGTAGCCTTTAGCCCGATCTCTTGGTCTCCGATTTTAATGGTTCTCATTCATTACACCCCCGCCGTTGCGCCTGGAATCACTACATTAGTGAAAAAGCTGTCATAAATCGCTTGGTTGGTGTCATTCAATTCAACCACGCCACGGACAACGTTTTTGCCGTTGATTTCAATCGGGAGGATACGAATATTCAATGTTTCTGTCGCTGGTTCAACCGATTCAGCGCGTGTGCTGTGCTCTTTGCTTGGGCGACTTGCTTTGCAGCGATAGTACACAAAACGGCGGTTTTTCTTGTCACCGAGAATTTGACCGAGCAGCGCAAACTCCTTCGGCATTCCGTCCGTCGTCTCGACGAGCATTCCGTTTGCGTCGATTTCCCAGCCAAGCATTTCAGCTAAAATGTCGTCAGGGATATTCGCCATCTCTAATTCTGCGGTATATCCATTGTTCGAAGTATAAGTAAAATACGGACCGTTGTCCGCGTAGAACGTGCTTTCCTCACCTTGCGGCTCTGGACTGAACCGAACAGCTCCCGGAATAGCAACAGGAGTTTCCCATGTCGGCGTTGTATCGTCTGTCAAAAAAGCAATATGAACTTTCTCCAAACCGAATGTAACTTTGTTTTGGCTCATATTCTTCAACCTCCTATAATTTGAATTTCATAGAGTATTTGATACATTTTTTCAGTATCGAGATAGGTTTCGAATTTCCGATACGGCAAACCCAACTCTTTCAATTTGTCCTGCACCTTTTGCTCGGCAGCTAAATCCTTTTTCGCCGTGTATAACTCTACTTGGAAGTTGTCAATCGCAACATAGTTGACGTTATCCGCCATCATGTCGTCGGAATAGGCGAATTGATATACAATAAACGGCGGTGTGACCGGGTTAGAAAACGAACCGTAGGCGACGGGATAGCCGATAGATTTCAACGCTTGGTATAGTTCAGCCTGTGTCATATTAACCACCGTTTTGAATGACCTTTTTCAATTCATCCGGCAACGCCGCGCCATGCTTCTCGTATGCCGGTCTTAGATGAGGATAAGCAGGGACGCGACCACCGTTTACTTTTGCGTGTCCAAATTCCAAAAGGTGAACTCGGCGATAATGTTTTTTGTTCCACACAATGCGCTTGGTTGTGCCGTATCCGTCCTCTTTCGTGATGCCAAAGCCATTCGCGTATTCGCCCGTTCGCTTTGGAGCTAGTGCTTTGGTTTCTTGTAACACTTTCCGTGCGGTTCGGTCTACTGTTTTTCGAACACCTTCAGCAACGTCATCGGTATACTCTTTCACCGCCGCGACTAGTTCGTCGGCTAGACGATCGATCGGGATGTTTGCCATACGCTACACCACCGTTTAAATTTACTTTTCAGTTCGTCAAGAGGTGTTTCGTTCAAGTAGCTTTCAGAGTAATACATATAATCCTTATCGTCCATCGGCACACGGTATTTGAATTCCTTACCGTTATGCTCATAAGGCGGGTTCAGTTCTTCCGCTCCAATCTGTTTCAGCCACTCCATTTTCTCCTTATTCATCCGCCGCCACCCTTTCGCATGTCAATTCCATTTCTTCAAATTCGGTTGAATAGGTCCTGATCACTTTGTACCGTACGCCTTCAAATTCAACGGATTGTTCCCCGTCATATTCGTATCCGTGAATCACAAAAACGATTGAAGGACGCAACCCGGCCGTTGCTGCGCTGTAGAATTCATTTCTGCCAACCGACTTCACATTGCAAAGGACCGTTTTTCTTGTTTCGATCGGGATCTGGTTGCCGATTTCGTCAAATGTAAAGTCTTGTTTAATCAATACAAGCTCATGATCATACGTCATTTTGAACACCGCCGGCATGAATCATCAGATTGTGCAACCTGTATTGCAAATGACGTGGCATCGCTCCGTCACTGTCACGGCTTTGATAACGCCATGTAGCATAGTCCACAACAAACATCAAATGATAAGGGTTGGCACCATCCAGCACCAACCCTTTTTCGTCTTCAAGCTCTTTGATTACACCGTCTACGATTGCTGTAATATAGGTATCACGGACAGTCGTCCGAATACCAAGCCGCTCTTTAACAAGTGCGACAACAGTAGCCGTATCCATCATTCATCGCCTTCTTCAGCTTTTTCATCAACTTCAGTGGTCGCAGGTTCATCCACTTCAGCGATCAGTGGCTCACCAATGAGATTTTTGTCGGACAATAATTCTTCGATGCGCTTTTTTGACGGCTTATACCCTTTTCGCGGGTACGTATCGCCGACGCGATAGATATGTTGACGGTCCTGCAAATCTTTGAAATCTTTAATTACTACATATTTAGGCATTTATATCACCTCTTCAAAATTACGCTCCTTGAACTGGATCCGTAATCGTTACAAGAACAAACGCTTCTGGTTTCACTGGCTTTCCGTCGAAGCGTCCTTTACCACGGAATGCTGTTTGGTCTTCGGTAAACTTCACGTGGGTCGAGCTGTCAATCGTGATATTCTCGCGTTCGACCAGTGTGTATTGTTCGAACTCACCAAACAATACAGTATCCTCGTCAAGGAAGTTATTAAACACAACGCGCAATCCGAGGAGGTCCGGCGTGCGTAAATTCGGGAGTTTACCCACTACATTACCGTTAGAATCCACTTGGATGCTAAACTCCACCAGACGATTATAGTAAGTGGAGCGTTTCATGACCGCTACAATTTCACCAACGCTGTCGTCGCCTGTATCAATCAATCCGATTTGTTTCACAAGGTTTTTCAGTAAGTTGTTGTCTGCTTCTACAGTTACTTTGTTTTCTGCTGGCAAGCTCGGAATGATGCCTAATGGCTGTTTATTCGCAGCACCCGTACCCTTAACGATTGCCAAATCTAACGCCTTGGCAATAGCGCGGGCAATCTTCTTCGTCACATAATCATCAAGATTAATGATGCTGTCTTGTAGTAAGTAGTTATCCACGAACGTTACTTTACCAACTTTAAATCCATCAAAATCAATGCTTGCAATCGTTCCGACATCGCCAGTCGGGAGCGCGCCGGATTGTTCAATCCAAGTAGCCGGAGAAGTATCCGTATCGACTAAAATACGAGTAGTCCCCTTAACTCGGATTTTATCGACCAACGGATAAAGTGTCGTGTAATCGCCCATAATGTCCATGATGCGATTGACAACCACTTCCGGGATCGTTAATTCTCCGCCGGCCACAGCACGAAGGTTGCGGAATTTCTCATAAAATTCAATAACGTCGCTGCGTCTGTAGTATTCGCCTGTTCTTAACAATTCTCGTACTTGTAAACGATTCATACCCTCAACGTCTCCTTTCACATTCCCATTTTTACGCTGATGATTAGTCGGTTCTTTGCTATTCAACTGTTCAAGCTCACCTTCTAACTGAGCAATTTCCCCCTCGAGCTTCGATTTTTTCTCTGCCAGCTCGTTTTGCTCGGCTTCGAGCTTGCTGACTTCTTCCTCGACGGTTGCAACTTCCTCATCCGTCTCGGCCTCGTCGATCGCTTTTTCTAATTCAGCCGCTTTCGCTTGCAGCTCTTCCTCGCGCTTCAACAAATCATCCAGCGCTGCTTTGCGTTGTTCGATTTTTTTTGTCAACATTAATTGACGCAACGCCATCTCTTACCCTCTCCTTCAATTTCATTTTTCTTTGTTCCAGCTGCCGTTTCTTATGCTGCTCGTATTCTCGCATTCTCGCTTGCACACTTGTATCTTCATAAGCCGGGAACGTAACCACCGACACCTCATGGAGGTCAACTTTTTTCAGTCGCCACTTTACTGTGCCGTCATCCCGGAACTCGGTTTCTTCTTCAATGATGTTGAAACCAAACGAGCATTGATCGACATCACCACGCTTGACACGCTCATACAGATTGACCGCATCACTATCGCGGGGATTAATCTTAATCCGTCCCCACAAGCCCCGGCTGTCCACTTTTAGCTCTAGCGTTCCGGCTTTGTTGCGGCCGAGGACTAGTGACGTATCGTGATTGATTAGCGCGCGAATGTCGTTGCTCAACGTGTCGTTGAACGCTTCCGGTGCGATTTCTTCAAAAGCTCCTGGAAATAGTTCGGTTTCACGGTTAAACACCGCGAAGTATCCCTCGATATACATCTCGTCATCTTGTTCCGCCCGCGTCGCGGTGATGTTTGTTTGTAGGCTTCTAGTCTGTTTGACCGTTCGCTCCACCGTTCTCACCACCTTTCAATTTGTTTTGATCACCAATCTTATCGAGAGGAATATAGTTTTCTAGGATGACTAGCTCGCTCAAACCTTCTTTTGGCGACAATCCCATCCAGTCGCGAACTTCGTTGCCCGTCATAATACCGCGTACATACATGTTTGAGCCAACATCAGCCAGCTCTTTGAGATCGTAAGCATAAAGCGAACGCGGGTTGAATTTGAAATACAGGTCCGGACTGATAAGGAGCTTCCTCGTCAGCTCCTGTTCAATCCCTTTCGCAATCGGCAAGATGGTGGAATTGATAAAATTGTTGTATTCGTCCTTGTTGTACTCGCCGACACCCAACAAAAAAGCCGGCACTCCAAAAATGCCAGCTACTGTTCGCTTATCTAATTCAACTGTTTCATGGATCGCCAAATCTTTAAGCGACAATGGCTTTACCTGCTCCACATCAAGAAGTTCAGCCGGAATAATCCACGGCTGACCAGCTTCTGATGCTTCGAGATATTTTTTAAATACCGCGTTCCTACCTTCTTCACTGGAAAGCTCTGCGGTGGCTGCGTCAACTTTCACAATGAGTGAAGGCATATATTTACCACTCATGAAACTCTTTTTTGTTGCCGTCGATTGTTTTAAGTTGTTGACAATGTCCTTCAACACCACCCTGTATCCTCTTCCCATATAAGGACGTTCCGGATCCGGGTTGATAATGAAGTGCAGCACCTCGTCATAATTGTACGTTTTTCCTTGATACCAAATTTGATAGCCATTATCCGTATCCATGAAACTTACCTTAGACGGAGCTAAAGGGATAAGTTCATCGATCAACCCGCTTGTAGTGTATTTCGGGAAAACGACGCTATTTCCCTCACCATCGAGCATCATTGTATAGACAATGTTGTACATCCATGCTTTGCGTGTCGTGAGACTATACGGATTAATATCAATTTTCCGTGAAAGCTCGTTTTTAATCCTAATATCGCCGTTATCCGTGTTCTGCATCAAGTGTATGGTCATAGACGATATGAGTTCGGCAATCTTATGCACGGCTATCCTTACTTCCGGGTTATCGGATAACCTAGTGTACCCAGGAATAGCAAGTGTATCATATGCTTCTTGTGTCAGAAACCAGCTTATTGCATTCGTCGGCTCTGAACGTGTTTTGCGCCGAAAAAAATTAAGCAACCCCAATCTCTATGCACCTCCTTTCAGCCATTTAGCCATTTCGTTGCCGTGGCCGACTTCTCCATATTTTCAAGCATTCGAATAGCCGCGAATACAGTTGCGTCAAAAATATCAATGCGAAGCTTGTCCTCGATTTTCTCATATTGCACCATGTCATCGGTTTTCTCGATGGCGTGAACGTTCTGAACACAATACTCGAACGCCTGGGAATGGAGATAATAAAACTTGCCGTCTTTGACTTGCTTTTCGATCCGCCTGAAGCCTTCTGATTTCTTGTAATAGTATTGCGGCTGATCGACAATATTGAATCGTTTACGCTTCATTTCCATAAAGAATTCCCGGCCGAACTTCCGGTCGAAACCGACTTGTTTGATACGGAACCCTTTCGCCCGCATGTTTTCAAACCACTTGACGATATCTGAAAAGTTTACGGTAGGCGTATTTGTCATAGTCAACCAACCGTCGTCCTTCCATCCGAACAACGGAATGTTGTCCTCCTCGGCCTTTCTCGTCGCAGCCACAATCGGGAACCACGCATGAGTGATTGCTATGTCAACACCATTGTAGTTTCCATAGAGCGCCGCTGCGGTCAAGTCGTGCAATTTGGAAAGGTCCGCACCGCCAAACCAGTCGATGTTGAGCTTCGCAAGCTGTTCAATCGTCCAGTCATATTTCCGGTCAGACTTCTTAAACTCGTCGATGTTGAAATATGCCTTCATTGGCGACGTATAGATGTTCAATGACTTCGCCAAGAAGTCTTTCCGCTGCTGTGGGTCATTTTGCGCCTGGAGCGCATCGTTCATCATGTCGTCCGGACGAATCGTCACTCCATAATTCGGGTTGGCCTTCTCATGTTCAATCGGGTTCGTGTAATCCACTTCGCCGTTCTCATCTTCGTCCGCCTTGCAAATGAAAACGAAATAGGCTTCATCTGTTACAGTTTCGTCAAGAATCTTTTTGCAGTATTGCAAGCGTTGATAACAGAACGACGTCATGTCATCACCGGCCGTTGTAATCCCAATCATGAGTTTGTTCGTGTACGCCTTCATTGCCTCTTTAATAATGTTGTATTGTTTCGGCGTCTTATAAGCGTGGATTTCATCAGCGATGCCAATGTTACAGTTAAGCGAATCCTGTTTGTCCGGGTTTGCTGCTAACGCCCGAATGTAAATCGAACCGTCGCCGATTTCACCGCTAATGCTATGTTCTTGGTTATTATTGAGAATGCGAAAGTTTTGTTCCTCACCCATCTGCCGCAAATTGAACAAAATGAACTCAAACGACTGCAACGATTGCTGCAATGCCGCGCTTGTAATGTAAATTTTTGAGCCGGATTGACGTTCCAAAAGCGCAAGCGCCCAAGCTAACGCAGCAATAAACGATGTTTTCCCATTTTTGCGTGGGATATAAATAAACGCTTCCTTGAAGCGCCTAATTTGCGTGCCTTTGTGATAAAACCCCAGTAAGTTATAAACGATAAACTTCTGCCAATCCTGTAATAAGAACGGTTTACCAAGCAACGGTGTGCCGTCTAGCATTTCGCCTTGTTTATGGACGAATGTTTTTTCGATGATTTGAATAACAAACTCAGCTTCCTTCGGGTTGAAATCATATTTTGGATTATCCAAGTCTTTAAAAAATCGTTTGGCCGCCTGGATCAGCTCGCGACAGGCCACCTTACGACCTTCGACTATGCTTTTGGCGTACTCCATCACCGCATCATAGTTTTTAAACTTATTTTTCATGCCAAATCACTCAAAACTTGGGCAAGTTTTGACTTGTTTTGCTGTTCAATTGTGATGGACTCTAACGCCTTCGGATTCAAGCATAGTCGGTCAGAATACGTAGCGATATCCTTTCGCAAACTTTCCATTGCAGTGTAAAGGGGTGTCTTTCGTTCATTCGTTGCTCCGGCTTTATTTGTGTAAAGCTCCGTGATCTTGTACCCACTATCAGCAAATTGTTCCTCGAACACATAATACTGATGGAGCATCCCGGCGAAAATCTCGATCATGCGGTCATATTCCTTCTTGTACGTGCCGAGCGATTTCATCTGTCGTTTAATCTCTGAAATGAACGCTTTTTTCGTTTTGGCCACGTTATCACCCCTTTCTGAAAAAATTCCGCGCTATTGGAAATGCCTGCCCCCTGGCCGGTCCCCTGTCGCCCATCCTTCATCAGAAGGGAGGGGGGTATCATCTTAACTTTCGTTCAACACGCTCTACCCACTCGATCCCCTTTTCCGTCAATTCGTTCGTCATCTTGTTATGCATTTGTTCGTGGCAAGTGAAACACAAGCTGATGAGGTTGTCGCTGCGCAGCTTTAGGTCTGGTCGTTGTTCAAACGGTATAATGTGATGCACTATCTTCGCTTGCGTTGTCTTTCCATATCGCTTGCACTCTTGACACAAATACTCATCCCGCCGCAGTATCGCTTCACGTTTCCTTTTCCATTGTTTTGTTTTGTAGAAATTCATGCTATCAACTCCAATAAAAAAGCACCCCGAAGGATGCTTATACACCAAATTGATTCAACTCTTTTTCAAACGCCTTTCGTAATTTCCCTACAAAATTTACTCGCTAAATCTCGACATTATTTCCTCCTAATCGCCCCGCGCACTCGCTTGTACGTGTCGCGTCGAACGCCCATGAGTTCCATCCAGTCGCGGTGGCTCATTCCTTTTCTTTTCTTCTTTGCCTTTAATTTTTTTATCTCATCGCCCGATAAATGGTCGCTTAATTTATACATCCTCATCACCTCATGCCATAAAATAAGTGCCTAGCTTTTGACTAGGCACTCAAGAAAAAGGAGGACTTCTATATATTAGTGGCATTTACACGACAAAAAAAGCCTCATCCGCATAAGCAGAAGAGGCTTTCGTTTATACGCTTTTTTATTTTTTTTTCTGCCCGTTCAATCATCGTCTGGACGCTGCTTGAAGAGATGCACAAATAATTTGCAATTTCACTGTAAGTCAGACAATACCCACGCGACATCAAATATACTTCCCGTTCCCGGTCAGTGAGAGCAGATAAAGCATCCTCAATGCGTTGCCGATCCCAACTCGTTATAATGTTTTCCTCTTCATGATCGTCCCATTCGTAAGTTGGCTCACTGGAACGGAAAAATTTTTGCATCAGTAATGGATCAAATGGCTTTTCACGCTGATAAGCAGCTCTTCGTTCAATGCCACGTTTATGACCAGGGTATCTGCCAGTTGTGAGCCATTCAATCACAAATTCCAAATCTGCGATCATTTGACGAATGATTTTTTTATCTTGTTCTGTCGCTCGATCGAGTAGTTTTTTCGTTTGCTTCAACGTTTGCTTGTATTCTCGCAAGAGCTCATCCATCGATGCCTCCTGTGTATGTGTGAGTGGTAACAGATGTCTTGAAAAACATCTGTTACCCTCAAAAACGTTGATATATCAATGGTTACTGATATTTATTTTTGCGGTAACAGATTATGCTCACAAAAACTTTTTATTTTTTTATCTTCGATTTTTGAAGTTATATTTATTTTAAAGTTTATTTACCTATTTATCTGTTACCTTAATAAAAAAATAAGAAAAAATATTGATATATCAATAATTATAAAGGTAACAGATAAATTTTGGAACTGTTACCCCATTTTATGTAAAAACGTTCAGAAGTGTTGAAATATCAATGATTTTAAACGATTGTAAAGGTAACAGATCATTTTAACGATCTGCTACCCCATCTGTTACCTTTCTATAATAGCGTGTATTTACTCCTTTAACTTTTCTTTGAACACTTTCATACCCCACATTCGCCAATCTTCGCCCAAATTCCACTTTTCCAACTTCTCGCAACCCATTTTCGAAACAAAAGGCGACATACGCGTTATATACATCTTTTGCTGGACGATTTAAAATTAAATGCTGATTTTCACTTTCGAAGGCCAGTACACTATCACTTGCAATAAAGTATTCTTTCGTTTTTGCTTGAATCGTTAAACTATCGGTTAACTTGCCTCCATTTGCTTTGATTCGTTGGATGCCTTCAAGCGCGAGGCGCAAAATATAACTTTTCGCATTCGGCGATGATAACTTACGATCTAAATCCAAGTCCCGTCGTTTGACGTGATTATCGCAAGGAATCACAACCACACGCCGAGCAATCCCACCTGATTTATCTTTAAAGGTCGGCATATCGTTACATGTAAAAATGAGCGTCGCTCGATTTTTCAACTTGAACGGCTGCTGGTAAATGGGACGAACCATGATCGGATCACCGGAAGCGAGCGTTTTAAAGTTTTTTGATTGCTCCATATAGCTTGCATCGATGTCGTCGCCAATATTGACGAGCTTGCCTTCTAAAAACGCCACACTTGTGGCATCGTTAAAGTCATTTAATGTGAGTTGTGACGCTAACTCTCCTGCAAATTCACTAATCATTTTCAAAAATGTACTTTTTCCGTTGTTTCCTTTATGTCCTTGAAAGAAAAAGACAACATGCGGAAATGAATGCGTCATTAAGATGTGACCAAACATTTCTTCAATGACCATACGCAAGTCTTTACGATGCATCGTAAAAAAGTCTAAAAACTGGTCAACGTGTTCATCATAAGCTCCTTCTTGATATTGAACGTCTAAATAATAAGGAGTAAAACCATAGTCTGCCTGAATGACTTCCCCGTCGTCAATAATATAGCCGCCTGGAAGCTTAATCGGAAAGTCTTGTTCTTCAATGTATTCGGACTTGATTTTGAACAGTTCGAGCAACTGTTTGTGTTGACTTGGTTTTAATTTGATGAGTTGGTCGATTTCACGTAACAATTTATTGTCATTATGAACGTAATGGTCATTTTGTTTGAAATAAAGTTTTTGCTGGTAGTATTTAATATCCAGCCGTTGAACAAGCACTTCGCTGGTCATGACAATGTCTTTTTCGTTGAGAAATTGAACAGCTTGTCCTTTTTTCTTTTTCTCATAGGTTTGGTTCACCGATTCGATAAGTGAGGCGAGCTCTTTTTCCTTTAATGGCTCGCCAAACACTAAATCATTAATAAAATGTGCCAATTCTTCAATGAATGCATCATCCAGCTCATACATTTCTTTTGTGGTCAGCAAATGTGTGAATAGCGCTGAATTTCGTCCCTGTCCTTCCACAATTCCCATTAACGATTGTTTTAATTTGCTTGGATACAAATAGACCGGCAACATCGGCAGCGCGCTAAGATCGTTTAAATAATGCGCATTTTGCATTGGCCGCAATTTACCATCTTGTTTAATGACAGCGATGGACTTTTTCCCTGTTTTGTAGTCCACTGTCATGCCCGCGACCGTTAATTTGCCGGTCCAGTTTTTGATTAAGATTTTCGGTTTCTGGTAGTATAAATGGCAACCGCGACGGCTTTCGACTCGTAAAGTAGGGAAGAGGCGAAAGAGTTTCTCAATCGCCTCATTTCGTTCGTCAAAATCGACGACCACAATCGAACTGTTGAGCAAGATGGCCGCATCGTCATAATGTTCGTGAGTCGTGCTAAAGATATCGAATGAATGCTTTGGTACTTTTCCATCTAACTCGATGTATTTAATCATTTTGCCACCTGCCTTGGTGTTTTGCTTGTATAAATCCCAAGCAATGCTCTCGAATCTTTTGTGCCGTTTTTGGTCCAATTCCTGCAATTTCTTCTAATGTGTCAAGCCACTCTAACACAATTTTTGTGTCCAACTCGTTTTGTCGTTTAGCGCCTGCTTCAAACCCTTTATTCCACGCCGCCATAATATCTGGATGAAAAAGGGGAGGAAACTTTCCCCTTTTCTTGTTTACGTTTCATTAATAACCACCGTCTTGACGCTGGTGATTGATTTTGTTTTTCGCCATATATTTCTCAAAAATCGTTGCTGGCGTTAAGCCGACAGTCCGAGACAAAGACAATAGAAAATGCCAAAGATCAATCACTTCTTCTTGCAATCGCTCCAAATCAATTTGTTTCTCTTGTTTCCACCATTTCCAGTTCACTTCTCGACGTATTTCATCAATTTCACTTTCCATCGCAATCGTGATCGCGATTACCCAATCGTCTAGGGTCTTATCAATGTTACGCTCAGCGATGATGCGTTCATCTAATGCTTGTTGCATTTGGAACATCGTTTCGAGTTTTTCAATCTCCTCATCCTCAAGTATTTCCACCGCAGCCATTAAACCTGCAACAAAAGAGTCAAGCGAACTATATCTCTTTGCCTCTGAAATTAGTTTTCTAAGACGTTCCTTTGCGTTTGAAACTGTTTTTTCAAAATGATCTAACACCGTTTGTTTTGTCATTACTTCTCCTCCCTCACACTTGTAAAATAGTTATTAAACTTATCCCGTTTCGGAAACTCGCCTTTTGTCGGGAACACATCGACAGGCGCAGCGCATTGGTAACACTCTACTTCTTTCACACCTTCTTTTTCGTATCTCACGCCCTTAAATCCGCAGTTTGGGCATTCATAAAATACTTTATAGTGAGGAATGCCGTCCTTGATCTTGATTCCGGTGAGATGGAATGTCGGCTTTCCTTCTTGTACTGCCTTTTGATCTTGTTCCCGATACCAGTCGCGCAATTGCTCTGGAAGCAATGGGAGCACATCTTCTGCTGTCGTCTCCTTCTTAATTTCGGCCGTTTTGAAATGTTTAATCTCGATTCTTGGTTGGATAGCTACTTCTCCTGTCTTGCTTCCATGATTGAGAAGCCCTAAAAAATCGAGCGTTTTGTTCAGCAAGCGTTCAAATGATTCAACTGGGAAATTTTCGATCTTCAAACGTGCACTTTTTTCGCCATTTGATAAAGTAATTTGTACGTTCATGTGATAACCTCCCTAAAATACATGGCTTTGCACAAGCTTAATGTAGTAATTGATATCGATTAGTTTTTTGTTCATCTTATTGAGTTCACCATTCCAAACAAAACTTTGCTCGCTCGTATGTGGCACTTTGTAGTACTTATGGTCGCGAATTTTATACACACCACCATAATGAAATTGGTTGGTCGCAAAAATACGATTGACTTTTTGTAGCGGAATCATTTTTCCGTCCACTTCATGGGCCATTCCATCAAACTTCCCAGCTTTGGCCACCAATTGAAAAAGATCCAATTGATTGTTTTTCCAGGATTCGATCACTGTTTTTTGAATCGGGATTCCGTACATGTAAAAATTCACTAACGCTTTATCGATAATGTGTAAACTGTTTCGTTCCCAATCTCCGCCCTGGAATTTGGCCATTCGTCCTTTCGCCTTGATTGTCCCATCTGCATATTGAACGACGTAATTGTTGACATCGCGCTGAGCAATCTTCGTGATTTCATCAACTTCTAGCGTCAAGTTGTAATGCACACCAAACCGACGAATGATTTCTAAAATCATGTTTTTCATGTCGTCCTCATAGGCGATAATGATTCCGTCCGTATTCGATTGAATGAGTTGCGCAAAAGGCTCAAGAAGCAGGATTAAATGCGTTAAAATCAACTGACCATTCATCGTTACGTTGTTAAATTGCTTTGGGTCAAATAACGGATTGTATTCTGATTTCATCGCGCCGAATGCGCTGTTTAAAATGATTTTATAAATCTCATGTTTACGGTCATTTTCACGTTTTAACGCTAAACGCTTCTGGTAAATGTCTTTAAACAATTCTGGGCTTTCTGCATTCCGACTAATAAAGTGGTTATTGATCATAAGCGACGGAAAATATGACGAAACATCGATTTGCATCATTTTCCCCGTGTACCGGTAGTTTTCAATTGCGCCATGTATGCCGCCAAAACCAAAGGAGTGTTTGATTCCAGCAATTTCGATTTCTAGTTTTTCTTTCTCGAGCGCTTCATGATCTTCACCTTGTATGTAACGACGACGGATGTTTTCGTAAAAGGCGACCACTTCGCGCGGTAATTCATTTGCCTTCAAGCGTTGATCAAATTCCAGGTGCAAACGATCTCGAGGCAATTTCCTTGGTTTCACTTTTAAAACAGCTGCTGCAAGGCTTGCTCTCGTTCTTTTGACAGCCGTTACCGGCAATTTAAAGGAATCAACGATTTCAAACTTGCTGGTAAAGTAATCTTCACGTAATTCGAACACCTTTTTGGTTGTTTTTACGTCGTTTTCACAATATTGAAAAACTTGATTAACTTCTTCATCTGTTAATGGTCGATCAATATCAAAATCAATCGGTGTTTCATGAATATTTAGGCCCATGTTCGCTTGGATTTCTTTAAGAGAAACACCATTAATTTCTTGCATGGCATCTAATGTGAGAAATTCCAGTGTTGCATGCACCTTCTCACCACGAATAATTTTTTGTGACAGCTCATATGGATCTTTTCCAGTAAGCAAACCAGCCAAAATAATGTCGTCGTAGGTATAATTGTTGTAACCCACTAATATATTGTTAGTGGACAAGCATTTTTTAAGCTTGTCCACATCGTTGTGTATTTTAATTACTTTATCTTCCGTCATGAGCACGATTAGAAAGTCATGACGGAACACTTCGATATCGAAAAACGTAAACATCTACATCACCATTAGAACGGTGCTGCCGGCGATAATTTAAAGTTTTGGAACTCTTTCATTTCGCCGGTTTTTTTGTCTTTCCATCTGCTTGTTTTCAGCTCAAGCTCTACTTGTGTTCCTAATGCAGTTTGAAGTTTTTCAACAACAGCTGTTTCGATATTTGCAATGTCATCGACTGTTAATTCAACATTGAACACTTGCGCTGCGTGTCCCCATAGCTTTTTGATGTTTTGTTCAAGCTGTTTTTCAGTTAGCCAGTAGTTGGCAAAATATTTACGGTTTTCATAACCTTCGTTAATGATCGTAAGAGTGAGAGATAACCATTCTGTACCTTTTTCACTTACGCGGAATTGCACATCTTCCAAGATGGCATCGTAAATGCCATCTGGAAGATTGTCATATCCACTGTCATCGACATTAGTTGTATTTGGATTGAATCCTTCATTTAACATTTTTTGTGCTAGTTCTTTTAAGTTCATAATCTAATAACCTCCCATGTAATTTTTAGTTAGTTAAAGTTAAAAGGTTACTTAACTCTTGGTGGTCTCGGTGCAGCTGTACGAGGTTTAGGAGCTTGTTTTACTTCTTGCGCTTCTTGCACATTTTCTTGTTCAGCTGTTTCTGTCGTTGCGAGCTGTTCTTCTTCTTTTTCTAAACGCTCCACAATTTTTTTCGCTTCTTCTTTGCTTGTTTGTGTTGGTTTATCAAAAGCACCGATGACAGTATCGAGAATGGCAAGGATTCGTTCGTCTTGAATCCATTCGCGCTGATATGCTTTTCGACGATCTACGGCTCTGCGAATATAGTTTTTTCCGATTTTTTGGCACAAGATGTTCATATCGCAATTACCGTTGACCGTGTTCAAGTGTTTGACGCTGAGTGAAGGCACCGGTTTTTCAATGTTGTTTTCGGTGACTGTTGCGTAGCGTGAGATATAAATGACGTTCATCGGCAATGCTTTCAGTTTGACGACCAGCGCTGTAAAAATCGACTTAAAAATACCAAATCCTTTTCCGTATGGAATGTCGCCGATATATTGCACGCCGTGTTCTTCACAAATGGCTTGTTCGATCAAGGTGACTACATCGTCGATAACGTCAATGACGACTGTTTCGAAACCGTGTTCCGTTGTTTCTAGCTCTTTAATCAGTTCGTTTAACTGATCGATGACACTAAAGCTGATTTGTCCTGTTTTCGGGTCGCGTTCGTTTTTTAAGTTGACACTTGGTGTTTCAATTTGATCCGCGTTCCCGTCTGTATTGAAAATTACTGGATTCGGGAACTGGGAAGCCAAATATGACTTCCCGTGCATTGTTTGCCCCCAAATGAAGAAGTTGCGCGGCGTATCGACCGTTTTTTTTGGTTGATTTTTTGGTAATAAGCCCATATCAATTTGCCTCCTTCAATTTGATTCGAACACTGCCAGCTGTTGGGCTGACTTTGATATATTGTTGTGCAAGCTCTGGATGCTCTTTTTTAAAGCGTGTGCTGTCAAACGACTCGCGTTTGCCAGGAAGCACGCGCGTAATCACTACACGGTCGGTTTCCCATTTCTTGACGTCGTATTCTTCCATTAGTTGATACAGCTTGTCTTTCATTGCTTTGTATTGTTCTTCTAGTTTTTTAAAGCTAGCAAGCTGTAACTCTAGTTTTTCGACTTGTTGTGCAACGATAGTCAATTCATTTTGACCGACGGACATAAACTCTTGTTCGGTCATATCCGGCTTTTCTTTGAGGTATTCGCATCGGATCCAAAACGTTTCAATCGCATCTAGGATCTTTTGAATATAGTCATCATCCCGGTTGACGACTTCGATCTGAAGACGGTCCGCGTCAAATTCGATGTAAAAGTTTTCCGGACGCTCATAGAGTGCAAGCCAACCGGCTTGGACATCAAAATGCCACATGTAGAGCTGCATTTGTGCGATGTATGGCCTGGTATCGAGATTCTTTCCGTGGGTTTTGATCTCAAGGATAAGGTTATTTTTTTCGTCATATCCGTCGGTGTTTGATCGGATATGACGCGAATAATCAGCCCGGGTTGCCGGCTGAAAATTTGTTTCGTTGATCGCGTTGATATATTCCCGGATCTGCGGCTCGAGGGCTTTACCGAATTCGGTATATTCATTCCCCCGGAATTCCACCGGGTCCAGGCCCAGTTTTTCTCGGGCCAGCTGGTATTGACTCTTGTATCTATTGATTCCGAGTATGGTGGGTACATCAGACCCACCAACGAAAAGATGTCGGTTTTCGATCACATAGGCATCTGCTTGGGTGAACACGTTCATTCCTCCCCGATATATTTTTTGAAAAGTTCTTCCGTGAAATCTTTCTTTTGGGATAGAGCATCATAGACCGCTTCTTCGATGGATTGCTTCGTGATGTAGCGGTAGACTGTGACCTTTTTAGTTTGGCCGTTCCGGTAACACCGGCCGAGTGCTTGTTCATAGTCCTGGTAAGAGTAGGTCGGCGTGTAAAAGACCACAACGTTTGCATATTGCAGCTCGATCCCGGCGGCGCCGGCCTGGTATTGGACAAGGGTCACGGTGTTTTTGAGTTCCGACCAGTATTCGCGATCTGGTAGGTGGTTCGTTTTGCCGCTAACTTCGAAGATCTGTCGGTCCTTGAATAATTTTTTCAGGGCTTCTGATTCTTGCTGGTAATAGTAGAAGATGACGATATTCTCCTCGGTTCCTTCCGCAAGCATTTGGGTATATTCCAGCTTGTCCTTCTGGTTTGCATAGTACCGGAGTCCGTGCTGTAATTTCATGATGGTGTCGAAGGCGATCTTCTCACCGTTTTCCTCCAGTACTCGGTTCTTTCTGATGAAGTCGTACTCCCTGGATCGTTTGAAATAGACATCTTCGAACACGATCGGCGGCAAATCCAGACATTCGTCTTTTGAAAGTTTGATGGATATGGATTGGTAGTATTTTTTGAGAATCGGCTGATTTTTCCAGCCGGCGATCACCCGGACCTGTCGGTTTCCGAAATGTTTCAGCTCATAGATTGCGTGCTGTTTGAGCATGTCTGTTTTGTTTCTATAAAAGCCGAACATCAGAAAATAGTTCACCGTGTCAATCCATCCGTTACTGGCCGGCGTGGCAGACAACAGAACGAAGTTCGTTGCAGTTTTCGCCAAGTTCAGAGCCGCCTTTCCTCGCTGGCTTTGGCTGTTTTTTACATAGTGGCATTCATCAAACACCACGAAACAGCCGCGATATTTGTTCCATTCTTGCGCCAATTTGGAGTATGGGATCTCATAGTAGAAAATCGTGATGCCGTAATAATCAGCGACTCTTTGGATCTCCCGCTCCCACCCTCCTTCTTTCAGCTTGGCCGGCGGTTGAACCACCAGCAGCGGTTCGCCGCTAGAAAACTTCAAATAATGGTGGATCGCCAGGATGGTTTTCCCGGTCCCGGTATCGAGCGCATAGAGATATGAAGGTTTCGCGTTTTCAAGCAGTTTTTTCTGATACTCATAGAGCATTTCGAAGTTTTTCAATTTCTCTTCGGACGTCTTCGACGCTGTAAGCGACAAACGCGCACCCCCCATTTCGATTAATTTCGTCAATGTTTAACTGTTGTAGCGCGGATACTTTTCCGCCTGGTCGTTTGATTTCGATGCCTACAAACACCGAATCAATGCAAGCGATAATGTCTGGAACCCCTGCTTTTTGATACATCGAACCGTGTACTTTCATGTACCAAACGCCTAGTCGATCGAGATATCGTTTGATTTGATTTTCAATGTGTTTTTCCAATTTATTGCTCATAATGCACGAGCTCCAAGCAAATCGATATCGGATTTTTTGGCTTTTCTTGCTTTGAGAACAAGATTTGTTTCTTCGTGTTCGTATTGTTTTAACTGCTGAGAAGAAATTTTTCGTTCTTCCACTAATTCAGCAACTCCGATTAAATTTAATTCAGATGTAGACTTACCTACATCGTTTGCAAGCTGTGACTTGTCAAATTTCTTGCTGATTTTTTGCTTAACGGAAAGGATTTCGGATTGTTTAAAACGAACGCTCACATCAACATCCATTTGTGTGAACCTCCTTCTTCGTGATAAAATCACATTAGTATGGATATTATGCGGCCGTCTCACTCCGCCAAGTGAGGCGTTTTTCATTCGGCGATTTTGCGTGTTGCGCCTAACACTTGAATGAGATACTGACGAATGTTTTCTTCAAGAACGACTTCCCCATCCGGGAATTCATAGATGATATCGCCATACAAAATTTCATCGCCGCAAGCATCGATGCCCCAGTGGGAACTTTCCACCCTAATCGGACGAGTCATCGGATTTTCAACTTGCATGTGTCACACCTCCTCGTTTGCGCAATTTAAACAATCTTTTTATCACTGCGTCTCTTGTTCGTCCCAGACGCTCTGCTAACTCTTTACGTGGCAAATGCTGGTTGTTCCAAATATATGCGTCATCTTCTTTTGTCCAATTGCGATATCTGGCCAATTCTTCGCCAGAAAGCTTTTTGCCAAGTGCCTGCATTTGTTCTCCGATCGGGCAGCTAGGGCAAATATGGATGGATGCGTTGGTCTTGTGCCGATACTGGCATCCTTGACACTTGTTGAGCAGCGCGCCGATCTGCAACCGGATAAGTTTTTTCTCCTCGCGTGTCATTATTCTCCCTCCTTTCGCATAGATTAGTAATGTGATAGATGTGCTAGTGCACATCGTCAAAGGCGAGAACGCTGATGACCGGGGGATGGAGTCAGCGCAACGTTCCCACCCTTGACGACAGGCACTAGACCTGTCGTATGGTCATGTAGTACAATAGATATGTGTGCGTGTTAGGCTAGCGTTGCCGCGCTGGCCGTTTTTGTAGTTCACGTAATTTTTGTTTGAGCCGATACTCAAAT